CGCAGCGGCTCGAGGCTACTGCACACGAGCGTGGTATGCCCTGCGTCAGCGCGTTCTCGTGCGTGACGCATGGGCCTGCCAAGACTGTGGGCGTGTGTGTGCGGATAAGCGTGAAGCCCACGTCGATCACATCACGCCCAAGGCACAGGGCGGGCAAGACGTGATGGAGAACCTGAGGACGCTGTGCATCAGATGCCACGGCAGGAAGACACGGCAGGAGCAGAACCAGAAAGTTTGACAACCCACGCAGGCTGAACGTCACACGGAGGTGTGGCTATGGCCTGCAAGAAATGCGGAAGCGATTGGGTAACTCTGTTGGGTAGCGATTGTGAAAGCTGCCCCCATTGCTGCAAGCAGCAGCGATGCAAGGCCAAAAAAGAAGGCCGATGGGTGCAGCCAACGGCCCGGAAGGTGTGCGAGGAGTGCGGATCAGAGTTTACGGCAGTCGGCCTACAAGAGATCGGGCTTCGCGTTCTCTGCCACAGCCCGCATTGCAAAAAGAGCAGGCACAAGAAGGCTAGAGATGCCGCACATGCAAGGCGTGCGGCGGGCGTCTTTGTTCTGCCCAGAGAGCCCAAGAAGAAGCGGTGCTGCAAGTTCTCTAGGTGCGGCAAAGAGCTAACTAGGCGGGACCAAAAAGGGTATTGCAGCAAGGCGTGCTATTTCGCGGCGATAGATGCAGGAGAGCAGCAGTTTAAGGGGCGAGTGCGTGATGCGTGGGCGGCTCTAGCTGACTGGTTCACTGACAATTCATGGAGAAAGCCACTGGAACACGGAAGGCATCCAACGTACAGGCCGCGCCCTAGTTGCGATGTCTGCGGTAAGGAGTGCAACCACAGGAACTCGCGTTGTTGTAGTTACAAGTGCACGAAGAAGTGGCGTGGGCCGAGGTCTTGCAAATGCGGAAAGATAGTGCCTGACGCCAAACTTCACGGGCGGACCAATTGCGACGAATGCAGAAGAAAGGCCAAGGCAGAACAGCGTCGTCGCTTGAAAAAAGAGATCGGCGATTACCGCAAGAAGTGCAGGAAGTACGGCGGGTTCTACAACTCCAAATGCAGACGCAAAGACATCCTGGCGAGGGACGGCTATCGCTGCCATTTATGTGGACGCAAGTGCCTAAACGATTCACAATGGAATCATCCACGGGCTGCGACTGTTGACCATCATCCCGTTCCGATCAGCAAAGGCGGCGACCATGACTGGCACAACGTGAGGTGTGCGTGCAGGCAGTGCAACAGCGAGAAGAGCGACAAGTGGGATGGGCAGAGGCGGCTACTGCTTGAGGCATTAAGGCCGAACGCCGAACTGCCCCCACCGAGGGTGGGTCTAGCCTCTGGGCCGCACGGTTTACCAAACCCCACGGTTTAGCCGCGTGCGCGCGGCCGCAAGTTTCACCGGGTTTTTTGACCATCATGGGTAAACGCGGTCCCAAGCCGATGCCTGCCGCAGCCCGCAAGCTGCTCGGCAACCCCGGCAAGCGTGCGATCCGCCCCGACCTTCCGGCCCCGTCCGGTGCGCCGCCGATGCCGCAGCGTCTGATGGTCGAGCCCCAGGCCGTGGCCAAGTGGAACGAGTTCGTGCCGCTCCTGCTCGAACTCGGCACGCTCACCCAGGCCGATGGCGAAGCCCTGGCGACTTTATGTGAGGTGTACGCTGCAACGCAGGCGTGCCTTTTGGAGTTGCGGGCGACCGGCCCGGTGATGCGGACGGACCTCGGGGGCGTGAAGCCGAACCCGGCAGGCCCGCTATATCGAAGTTTAGTGGCGCTCCAGGCGTCGCTAATGGGCGAGTTTGGGTTGACCCCGACCAGTAGGACACGGCTCGGTGCCAAGGAAGAAAAGCCAACCGACGAAGTTGAAGAGTTCTTCAAAGTCCACGGGGCATGATCTTTGCCCTGAGGGGCAGAGGAAGTACCAGCGCGTCGTTGACTTCTTCGAGAAGATTCTGCGGCACAGCAAGGGGCAGAACGCGGGCAAGGCGTTCACGCTTCTGCCGTGGCAGCATCATGTGATGCGTGAGCTCTTCGGCAGGCTGAACCCAGACGGCACGCGTCAGCATCGCGTCGGGTACATCGAACTCCCGAAGAAGCAAGGCAAAAGCACCACGCTTGCCGGGCTGGCGCTCTATCTGACCGGGTTCGACGGTGAAAAAGGTGCTGAGTGCTACGGGGCGGCTAGCGACCGTGAGCAGGCAGGGATCATATACAGGGAGGCCGCCAGCATGGTGCGGGCTTCGCCTGCGTTGTCGAAGTATTTCGACGTGATCGACAGCCGCAAGACGATCATTCACAAGGCCAGCAACTCGTTCTATCGGGTGCTCTCGGCGGATGCGTTCCGTGCCGAGGGGCTCAATATCCACGCCCTGCTCTTCGATGAACTCCACGCGCAAAGATCAAGACAGCTCTGGGATGCTTTGCGCTACGGCGGTGCCGCGCGTCGGCAGCCGCTGCTGCTTTCGATCACGACGGCGGGCTACGACCGCAAGAGCATTTGCTGGGAACAGCACGCCTACGCCGAGCGGTGCATCGCAGACCCCACGGTGGACCCAGCCTTCTTTGGTTGTATCTACGCCGCGTCGCCAGATGACGATTGGAAAGACCCGAAGACTTGGCACAAGGCCAACCCTTCGCTGGGCGAGACGATCACGGTTGAGTCGTTCGCCGCCGACGCCCGCGAGGCCGAGCAGTCGCCCTCGAAGTTGAATTCGTTCCTGCGATACCGGCTCAACGTCTGGACAACCCAAGACGTGCGATGGATCAGCCCCGATACCTGGGCCAAGTGCGGCGGCCCACTGCGGGACGAACTGGAAAAGCGGGAGTGGTATGCGGGCCTCGATCTCGCGACGACCTACGACTTGTCGGCCTTCGTGATGGTGAGCCAGGCGGACGACGGCACCTTTGACGTGATGCCGTTCTTCTGGGTGCCGCAGGAGAACGCGGCCGAGCGGACGCAGCGGGATAAGGTGGATTACATCGGCTGGATTCGCGACGGGTACATCAGGGCCACCGATGGCAACGTCACCGACTACGACGTGATCCGCCGGGACATCGTGGAACTCTCGCAGCGGTTCAACATCCGGCAGGTGGGAATCGACCGCTGGAACGCCACCCAATTGGCCACGCAACTGCAAGGCGAGGGGGTGAATGTGACAGGCTTCGGGCAGGGCTACGGCTCCATGAGCAGCCCCGCGAAGTTGCTGGAGAACATCGTGCTGTCGGAGAAGATCCGCCACGCGAATCATCCGGTGCTCTCGTGGATGGCTGGCAACGTGGCTGTGCAGAGCGACCACCAGGGCAACATCAAACCGAGCAAGGCGAAGAGCACGGAACGCATCGACGGCATCGTGTCGCTGGTCATGGCCCTTGGGCTGCACGCGACGGCCACGGCCCCGCCACCCGAACAATCCTGGGACATCATCTCGTTATGAGCGAAAACGCCGCCGACTTCAGGATGTTTGATTTGAGGGGCATCGACTGGCCCGAGGTTTCGCCGTCTCGCACGCCCTCGGGCATCCGCGTCAACGCCGACAACTCGATGGCCTGCTCGGCGTACACGGCCTGCATCCGTGTGATCTCGGATGCGGTCTCCGCGTTGCCGCTCCACGTTTACGAGCGGATGGCAAACGGAGGCAAGCAGAAGGCCACGAGCCATCCCGTGTATCGACTCCTGCACCAGCAGCCGAACCCCTGGCAGACGGCGCAGGAGTTCAGGGATTGGATGACCGGCATGTACCTGCACTACGGGGCCAGCTACGCGGAGATCCGCCCCGGTGCTCGCGGTGCCGTCTCGGAACTGTGGCCGCTGCACTCGTCGCGGATGGAAGTGGAGCGGCTGGAGAACGGCCGCCTGCGGTACATCTACCGCGAGCCGAACGGCCGCCAGACGACCTACTCGCAGGAGCAGATCTTCGCCCTGCGGTTCACGACCGAGGATGGGATTCGCGCGATCCCCACATACAAGATTTTCCAGAACGCGATCGGGCTGGCCCAGGCGTTGGAGGCCCACGGCAGCACCTACTTCGGCAACGGTGCCCGGCCCGGCATCGTGCTGGAGTCTGATAACCCGATTCCGGTGGAAGCCGCCGAGCGGCTCCGCGAGCAGTGGGAGCGGATGCACCGTGGCGCAGATCGGGCGTTCCGCACGGCGGTCCTGCCGAACGGCGTGAAGGCCCACGAGTTGAGCGGCAGCAATGAGGCGGCCCAGTTCCTCGAAACGCGGCAGTACCAAGTCATCGAAATCTGCCGTGCGTTCCGCGTGCCGCCCCACATGATTCAGGATCTCACCCGCAGTACATATTCAAATATCGAAGTTCAAGGGACAGAATTCGTACAGCACTGCTTATTGCCTCATCTGAAGCGGTGGGAGGCGGCGATCTCTCGCGACCTCATCGTGGACGACGAGACCTACTTCGCCGAGCACAGCGTTTCGGGCCTGCTGCGTGGCGACCACGCGAGCCGGTCGGCCTACTACGTCTCTGCCCTTCAGAATGGGTGGATGAGCATTAACGAGATTCGGGAACTGGAAAACCTGAATCCCATCGGGCCGGAAGGTGATCGCCACTTCGTGCAACTCAACATGACCACGCTCGACAAGGTTGGCCAGGAGCAACCGGCACCGGAGCCGATGCCAGCGCCGCCCGTCGAGGACGAGGAAAGCCCGGCCGACGACGCCGAGGACCAGGCCGAACAGGAGGATTCCACTGATGGAAATTGAACGCCGCGACTTCGCCTTTGAGGAAGAGAACGAGTTGATTGTCGAGAGCCGGGCCGATGGCCGGGCCGCGATCATCGGCTACGCCGCCGTCTACAACCGGCTTTCTCTCGACCTCGGTGGGTTCCGCGAGGAGATCCTGCCGGGCGCGTTCGACAAGATCCTGAACCGCCAGCGGGGCAAGAGCGACGTGGTGGCCCTGTTCAACCACGACAGCAACATCGTCCTGGGCCGCACGTCGAGCGGCACGCTCGAACTCTCGTCAGACGAGAAGGGACTGCGGTACGTCGTGACGCCGCCAGTGAGCCGGGCCGACGTGATGGAGTTGATCCAGCGGCGCGACGTGCGCGGCTCTTCGTTTGCCTTCACGGTGGACAAGAGCGGCGAAGGATTCCGCCAGGGCGATGACGGGAAGGCCGTCCGCCAGATCCGCGAGGTGAGCGGGCTGTATGACGTGGGGCCGGTACTCGTGCCCGCGTACCCCGCCACCTCTGCTTCTGTTGCCATGCGGTCTTACGAAGCCTGGCTGGCGTCGCAGGCGCAGCCCGAGCCCGAGGCGGTGGCCGCCGTTGTCGCCAAGCGTTCCCTGGTCCGTGACGCCGCTGCGGCGTGGGCACTGAGGCTTCGCCGTGTCTGAAGCACGCTGCACCTGCGGCGAGAAACTCCGTTGCCGTTCCAGCCGCCCCTGCGGTGACGAGCGGCAGCGGTATTTGCGCTGCCCCCGGTGCGGGGCTCGGGCGGTGGCGTTTGTGAAAACAACACTTTCCGAAGTGCGGTTCTGCAAGAGACCCGCCCGCTAGTGGCACTGTGGACTCCACGGCAATACCGCCGCCAGGAGATTCACCACAGTGGACAACCTCAAGAAGCTTCAGGACGAGGCGGCTGCCCTCGCCAACCGGATCGACGCCGTTCGTGCGATCGAGGCCGAAGACACGACCGCTCGCGATGTCGAACTGATCGACCTCAACAAGCGTGCCGACGAACTCACCGCCAAGATCGACTTCGAGAAGAAGGTCGTCGAGTCGGCGAAGAGCCTGCGGTCCGTGGTCGAGCGCTGCTCGCCCGCCCCCGAGGCCCGTGCCGATGAGCCCAAGGTTCGCATCGAGGCCGTTCCCTTCTCGGGCCGCCTGCGTGCGTTCAACAGCGTCGAGGATGCCTACAAGACGGGCATGTGGCTGAAGGCCAAGAGCGGCGACGCCGAGGCCAAGCGGTGGTGCCAGGATCACGGCGTCGAGGCCCGTGCGATGGGTTCGACCTCGGCGAACAGCGGTTCGGCCGTGGTGCCCGACGTGCTCTCCTCGACGGTCATCCGGCTCGTCGATCAGTATTCGGCTTTCGCTCAGAACGCCACGAGCGTGACGATGCCGAGCGACGTGCTCCAGTTTCCTCGCAGGTCCGGCGGAACGACCGCGTACTGGATCGACGAGAACACCGCGATCACTGCCAGCGACCCGACCATGAATCAGGTCTCGCTGACGGCGAAGAAGGTGACGGGCGCGGTGGTTGTCGCGAGCGAACTGCTCCAGGACTCCATCGTGTCGATCGCCGACTTCATCGCCACGGAGCTCGGCCTGTCGCTCGCCAACGCCGTCGAGGCGGCTGCGTGGAGCGGCAACCCGGCGAGCGCTCCTGGCGTGGCCGGTCTCGTGACCAGCCACACGGGCGGCCTCCTGGCCTCCTCGGGTGCTACCTACGCCGCGTCGCTCGTGACCGCTGCCGGTGACACCCCCGACGAGGTGACCAAGGCCAACCTGCTCGCGATGATGGCGGCCGTGCCGCAGCACTCGCGTCAGGGTGCCAAGTGGTTCTGCTCGCCGTTCTTCTTCGCGACCTGCATGCAGGCTCTCGATCTGAACCAGGGCGGCTCGGTCGGCCTGTCGCAGGGCATGGGCCTGACGTTCCTCGGCAGCCCGGTGGTTCTCACCGACCGCCTGCCGAGCGGTGCGGACTCCACCGGTGCGATCATGGCGCTGTACGGCAACATGGCCAACAGCTCCTACTACGGCGTGCGGCAGTCCATCGAGATCGCCAGCAGCGATCAGGTGAACTTCCTCAGCGACCAGACCGTGATTCGCGCGGTGGCCAGGGTTGCAATCGCGCATCCGAACCTGGGCACCTCGACCGTCGCCGGTCCGGTCATCGGCCTGGTTGGTGCGTG